GATTTTCCAAATGACCCCTGTAACGCCAACTGAGAGCCAGCATCCTGTAACACCAAATCTTGTTCCCGGGACGGTTTCGTGCCATAGGGGGTGAGGAAAGCGTCCGACGACGAAGCGATGGAGAAGCGCCGCCACTATCCTGACGGCAGTCAGCTGCGGGCCTATGTCACCGACGAGCAGCACGCCCGCTACAAGGCCGGCGCACGAGCCTCCGGCGCGCCGAGTCTGGCTGCCTGGGTCCGCGACGTCCTGGATGAGGCGGCGGCGCTTGCCTGCGCCAGCGCGCGGAACCCGCGTCTCGACCGCCCCGGCTGGCGCCGCCAGCTGCCGCTCGAACTCACGTCCGGCTCGAAGCAGACGGTGCTCCGCGATCTGGACTTGCAGCTCGCCACCGCGCGCATGGTCCGGGACCAGCTCTTCCGGCTCCGGCGCACCGACGACGTTGGCATCTAGCTTTTAGACCAGACCCCCCGTTGTAACCACAAGCGGAGTCTGCTAGGACGCGTGGTGGTGCAGATCGCGGATGGGCAGTGCGCGCGCTGCGGGCTCCGGCCGGCGCCGCCGTATCACTCCTGGTGTACCGTGTGCTACGCCGCCTGGCGGCGCCGCCAGCGCGGTCGGCGGCTGGCGGGGAATCCCGCCCGCGCCGCCTGGGAGCGGCTCTGGACGACGCTCAAGATGCGCGCCTATCGCGGTCACGAGATGCGGGAGGCGCCATGCACGAGTTGCGGGGCGAAGGGGACGTTGATGCTCTTACGGATGGCACCGGCGCGCTGGACGTGGCTCTGTCCGCCGTGCCGCCAGCTGCGCTATCCGGGGCGCGACCGGACGGGCTGGCCGACCACGCGGCCGACGCGGGCGGAGGAGAAGATCCTCCAGGCGATAGAGTCGGTAGGACTCTGAGCCAAGGCGAGGAACCCCCGACAGGGACTCTGAGCCAAGGCGAAGAACCCCCGCAAGGGACTCTGCGCGCGGAGAGGTCCACCTTCTGGCGCTGCTGGGCGGAGCGCTCGGAGGAGATTCGGCCCGACACGCTCGGCGCGTTTCTGACCGCGCTCGTGGCGGAGAAGCGCGCCGCCTGTCCGGATGATGACGACATGCTGCTGGCGGTCGGCATGTGGGGCACGTTTTGCGCCCTCGGCCGGACGTGCGCGGTGCCGCCAGGCGCGGCGGAGGAGTGGAGCGCCCTGGCGGTGCTGGTCGCTCGCCGTTGCCTCGGGTGGCAAGTTTCCCGCTAGCCGGTGGGCGCCGGTGGGGGTGGCGGGACAGGGGAGGCGCTCGCTCGACGCGGCGGCGGAGACGGCGACCATCCTGCCGGCGCAGTTCTTCCAGCCGCCGGAATGCGGCCCGTATGGCTACGGACCGGGCAGTGGACCCCGCCGGCTGATGGTGGCGGTCTTGGTGGATGCGGTGCGGAGCTGCGTCGAGCCGGCCCGGACGGCGGAGCGCCGCGCCCAGCAGCGCCGGGACCGCGCCTGGCTCACGTCCGAGACCCAGGCGCGGCTCTTCGCCTTCCGCCGCATCTGCCAGGTGCTCGAGCTGGACCCGGACGCGGTGCGGCGCGCGGTGTCGGTCCGTGCCGTCGCGGCCGGGAAGCTCCGCCGGGTCTACGCCGCGCACCGGACCATCGGGGCGCTCCATCCGGAGCCGCAATGGGCCGGGTAGCGAAGAAGAGGTTGCCGCTGCCGCCGGTGCCAACCGAGCGCGAGGAGCGCCGGATGGTGGTGCGGTTTCGCGACCAGTGGCGGTCGAAGTACCCGGAGCTGCGCTATCTGATCGCGATTCACAACGAGCAGCGCTTCGTCCGCAGCCAGGCCCGGAGCTTCTTCGCCTACTGGCAGGGCATGACGGAGCAGGGCTACCAGGCCGGCATTCCCGACTACGTGCTGCCGGTGGCGCGCTGGGGGTATTTCGGCTTGTGGATCGAACTGAAGCGGCTGCGCGGCAGCCAAGTCACCCCGGAGCAGCGCGCCTGGTGCCAGGCGCTGGCGAATTTGGGACACGCCGTCGTCGTCGCCAAGGGCGCGTCGGTCGTCTGCGAGACGCTGCTCTGGTACGTCCAGGGCGAGCGCACCCGGCCCTGGCCGGTTCGCATGGTCGATATGGCGACGTTGCCCGGGAAACTGATCGGCCGTGAGGAGTGGGAAAGGGGGGTGGAATGACCATCGAGGATCGTCTGACGGGCTGCACCAGCGACCAGCGCGAGCTGGTGAAGCTCTACGAGGAAATCATCGCGATCGCGGCCTGGTTACCGGAACCGGAGCGTGCGGAGTTACGGGCCTGGGAGGCAGAGCATGTCGACGGCTCTGGCGCCTACGGCACATCTGACTGGCCGGGATGGCGCCGGCATCTGTCCTACGAGTTGCTCGACGTTTTGAACCGCAAGCAGGTGGGGAGAGGACGCTGATGGCAGGGAAAGTCGTGGGGTCGGTGTTGGATTACTCGCAGGCCACCCTCGGGACGCGGCTCGTGCTCATCGCGATCGCGGAGTCCGCAAACCATGAGACGCGGGAGTGCTGGCCGTCAATCGCCTATCTCATGCGGGCGGCGAGGCTGTCTGAGGCGGCAGTCCACCGGGCGCTGAAGAAGCTGATCGCTTTGGGCGAGATCGAGGTGACGGCACGCTCCGGGTCGTCCAACATCTACCGGGTGACCGACTACGGGGGTGTCGCCAGCGAGAGGGGTGTCAATTTGAGGGGGGGTATCGCTAAGAGGGGGGGAGGGGTGTCGCCAGCGACACCGGGGGGTGTCGCCAGCGAGACGGGAGGGGTGTCGCCAGCGACACCCAGAACCGTAAGTGAACCGTTAATGAACCGTCAAAAGAGAGAGAGCGCGTCGCGCACACGCGGCTGGCGCCGCGTCCCGCCCACCGAGCAACTGACCGAGGACCGGAGACGGATGGCTTGGGAGACGAACAACCTGACCCGAGACGTCGCGGCGAAGGAGTGGGCCGCGATGAAGGACTACGAGTTTCCGAACCCGCATGCCGACGTCGATGCGACCTGGCGGAACTGGTGCCGGAAGGTCCGGGCGCCGCTGCGGCCCCCGCCACCGGCTCCCGGAAAACGGACCGAGATGCGCGCCGCATCTCCGTCCGATTCTGGTCCGGTGCGGATGGGGAAGATCTTCGAGCGCGTCGTGCCGTCGGCCAAGGAGACGCGGACGCGCTTCGTCGACGAGGACCGCCGCCTCGCGGAGGAGGACGTCGGGCTATGACGCCGTCCCAGTGGGCCTGGGTCCTGCGCGGCACGGCGCGCCAGGCGGCGCCTGCGCTGGCGCGCGTGCTCGAGGACATCGCGGCGCGCCGCGAGCGGAAATCCGAGACACCTCCCGATCCCCCGGCGCGCGAGCCCGGCGAGGAGGGCTAGCGATGGCGATTCTTCTCGGGCTCGCCCTGGTCTACGCGGGTGTCGTCTGGCTCGACTGGACGACCGGCCGGACATCCAAGCGCTACCGGCGCCGCTGATGGCGCCGCCGATGGAGTCGACGACGGAGCCGATCGCGACGACGTTCCTCGGCTCCTGCGCCACGTGCCAGGCGGTCTGGGTCGTCGCCACGTTCCTCGACGTCCGCCACGCGCTCATCGCCGCCCAGCTGCCGTGGCTCTGTCCGCGCTGCTACCGGCCGCTCGGCTTGACGGATCACCCGCGCCGCGAGCCAGATGCGAAGCCATGCTGATCCGCGTCTTTCCCCGGCGGACCCGGGCAACGCCCGACGACGCGCTGGCCTACGTCGGTCCACCCGATCTGTTCGCCCGTGCTGACCGCGTGCATGTGAGCGTGAGCTTCACCGAGGACAAGCCGCTAGCCGAACAGCTCGCGGACGCGTGGCGCTGGGTTGCGCCGGTCGAGGTGGGCGGGGTCGCGTATGGCGATTCCGGCGCCGAGTTCGTGCCGGGTCGCTACATCAAGCACGGCTACACGTTCACCTCGCGCGGCTGTCCCCGGCGCTGCTGGTTCTGCTCCGTCTGGAAGCGTGATCCGGTGCCCCGGCTTCTGCCGATTCAGGACGGCTGGAACATCTTGGACGACAACCTGCTGGCCTGCCCGGAGCCGCATGTGCGTGCGGTGTTCGCCATGCTCGCCCGCCAGGGCCGCCGGGTGGCGTTTACCGGCGGACTCGAGGCACTGGCCCTGCAAGACTATCAGGTAGGTTTGCTCGCAGACCTCCATCCCCGGCCGACGTGTTTCTTCGCCTACGATCCGGGCGACGCATTTGAGACGCTGGCGGACGCGGCGCGGCGGCTTCTCGCTGCGGGGTTTACGCGGGCGTGTCACCGGCTCCGCTGCTACGTCCTGGTGGGCTACCCGAAGGACACGTTCGACCGTGCCGACGCACGGCTGCGGTCAATTGCCGCGCTTGGCTTCACGCCGATGGCGATGCTCTGGCGACCCGAACATGCCTCCCAGCAGCGCCACGCACCCGGCCCGGCTTGGCGGACCTTCCAACGCCGCTGGGTACGCCCAGCCATTATCCACGCGCGGGTTAACAGTTCGGGTATCCCGGCATCACGGATGTCGTGATGTTGACGGTGGCGGAGTTCCGCGCGCTCCAGGCGGCGATCCGGGAGAATCCTCTCCCCTTCATGGCGAGCGGCCTGACCATCCGCACCAAGCAGCACGAGGGCCAGGCGCCGACGACGACGCTCGACGTCAACCTGCCGCAGCAGAAGGTGCATGATGCGCTCTGGGGCATGCGGCGCCAGGGGAAGCCGCCGCGTGCCATCGTGCTGAAGGCCCGTCAGCCGGGCATCTCGACCTACTGCTCGGGAATCAACGTCGTTACCAAGCTGACCCAGCCGTTCACCATCACCATGACGATCGCGCACGTCGAGGACGGCGCGACGAACCTCTTCCAACGCGAGAAGTTCATGGTGTCGCGCCTGCCATTGGGCATCCGGCCGAAGATGAAAGGGGACCGGAAAGGCCACATCGACTTCGACTACGTGCAGTGCCGCGACGGACGCGTCGAGCTGTCGTCCGAA